GTCCACCACACCGGGCAAGGCGTCGCTGGCACGTTTGATGTGCTGGTCCCAGGCGTAATCGGATGTCACACCATGGTGTGTATGCGATGACACGGCCGGGTTGCTAATGTCAAACCGGACACGCCACTCGATCGAAACCAATATCGAGAGGTTGGCGGTGTCGGGGTTGACAATAACAATGGGTGCCCAGCCGCGCGGCACCACTTCATTTGACCATACCGAGGCAGCCGCATCAGACTCGTTTCGGTAAGGTAAGAAATTCGATACCTCTGCCATTGAAAGCGGAAACGAGTCCATCTGAACGCCCCGCAGAGCCAGTTTCCCAGCTGTCAACATGCGGGGGCGAAAGAAGGCGACCACGTCGGAGGACACATCGGACCACGTCTTGGTGGTTCCACCAAGTGCCATGCGGACAGGGCACACGGCGGCCGCAAGCTGTCCAGAAGCCGTCTGAAGTGCTGTTGGGCACATCAGTTGCACCGACAAAGCGGCGGGGCAGCACGTGAAAGTGCTGTCGACTCCGACCGTTGAGCCGGGAACCGGAACCGTTTGAAACGCCGTGGCGGCTGTGGTTCCAATTGCGGTCGCCGCGGCGGTCTCCATGACTGTGAAAGCAGACCAAGACGGGTTTCCTTGGGTATCATCCCTCTGTACTGTGCCAACAATTATCTCTGAAGCAGACGTGTTAATTAAACGTGTTGTTCGCACAACAGTGTATGGCCCAACGGAACGTGGTAGAGCTGCGTGGGACGAATGGAATGCATCCCAGCAATAAGCAGGCAGCTTCATTGCCGGCGTCGGAGGCGGACGCGTCGACGTCCCGAAGGCTTTCCGCGCTGTCGCTAGAGCTCCCTGGGCCAAGACGTTGGTTGCATTTGCACGCGTCGTCGGCTGGCGCCGGCGACGGGGACGCAATCTGGGCCGAACTCGTCGAGGTTGGCGTGGCATCTGCTGTCCGGTCAATATGCCGGAGCAACGTTATTATTAGAGCAGATGGATCTGTGAGTTTTTAGAGTAGTCTCTAAATTTTAGAGTAGCCTCTATTTATTTTTAGAGTAATCTCTATTTATTTTTAGATTTTGAGCCCAAATGTCAAGCGGGCAAAAACTCTAGGTTGTTATTTCTTCACGCCAAAGGACGCACCATGGTCTTTTGGTAGCGCTGGTCTTTCAGAGCGATGGGTAGCCTTTATCCTCAGCATTTCACGCTCACCCAATGGAACATTACTAGTCGTCCCATGTCCCCATAGCCCAGTCCTCCTTACTGGGAAGGGATCCCCAACCACGGTAAGCAACTATCTGCGAAAAGGTCTCCAATGCGGTTGGGTTGTGGCGAATGGCCCAGCAAATGCCACGAAGGGGGTCCTCAACCTTCGAGCGGGCTGTTCCCGCCGGAAAACGCAACAAAAGCTTGGCAACAGACTTGGAAAGATTCATAAACTTCGCGGTCCAAGAGTCAGACTCCTCATCATAAGTGAACTCATGCGAAGTGTAAAGCACGGGCTCGCCTTTCCGCCAATCGGAGATCTTGTGGCCCTTGCTTATCACACCTTGCTTCCTCAAGGCATTCTCATTCAACACCACATCTGACAAGAGGTCGTCTCCGCCAGTGATAAATTTCCGCGAGCCCGCCACGTAACTGGAAGCTCCACGGATGTGGTTGTTGGTTGCCGTCGTGTTCAACCAGCCGGAGGGCACCATGCCGTGCT